AAATATGGAATGACTTTGTAAAAAGTGGAGACGTAAAAGGTTTCAGTATAGAAGGTTTCTTTCTAGACAAAGAGGAAAGACCTAATGAAAAAATAAAAGATAATTTTAAGTCAGAAATAAAAGCAGGTATCAATTTATTAAAACTTAAAGAGCTTTTAATTAAAAACGCAAACTATGCCAATAAGAAAAAGAACTAATAAAACTAATAGAGGCAGTCAGGCTATTCCATATAGAGCACGTTGGAATCCTGCTAGTCCTAACAGTAGTTCTAGAGCGTGTTATTGTAAAGACGAAAATACTTATTCTAGAGAATGTTGTGACGGTAGTTTATGGAGTCAGGGTATAGGTAGAATTACAGGCTAATCTAAAAATGCAAAATAAATTTTACAGGTGTTAAACTAATAAAGGATATTTATGGCTATTAAATTCAATCAAGTAATTCTTAATAAATTACAAAAAAACAAAACCAGGCTATCTAAAAAAGTAGATTTAGCTTTAGTTGATGATTTTGAAAGTATATTTAATAATATAGATTTACAAACAGATAGTTTAATTGATGACCTAGGAAATTTAGCTAGACAAATAGACTCTAAGACTCTTTTAGTAAATGATATATTAAGAGATATAGAGGCAGCAAATAATTTAGCTAATCAAATTAGAGATACTTATACAGACTTAGGTATTAATATTCCTACAGATATAGGTATTAATTTTAGTCAATTAGAAGCAAATAGAAATTTATTGTCTGAAGCAGAAAGCAGAATAGAAACTGCAGCAGAAGGATTATACGAACTTGAATATTAAAATATGAACACAAAACAAATAATACTTAACAAACTAAAGAACGCTAGAAAACAAGAACTTTCTAAAAAAGTAGACTTAACTCTAATAGACGATTTAGATAGAGCTTATACAGACTTTTTATTATCATATAATGACGCTTTATACTCAAATCCATTTTTTGATGAGTGGTTAGATAAAATTTCAGATTTTCAAACTGAGCTGGGTATAGCCGTAGATAATTTTGTAATAAATGGATATGTTAGAAACTTACAAGAAGACAAAGAAAAAATGGAAAATTTACTTTCAAATGTAGAGGAAGCTTCAAATCAATTAGGTATTAGTCCTAGTGAAATTTTTGATAACTATGATCAAGCTAGAACTGAAGTAAATGAGTCTGAAGGTTTATATGAAGAGTTTACAAGTCAATACAGGGAAGTTATAAAAGCAAGTAACAACGGACTAGCAGACTTTTCTTAATATGAACGCATTTAAAAACATACTAAATAAGTTATACTCTGAAGACAACGGAGTCTTTGCTATATTAAAAGCTGAAAACAAAATAGAGTTAGCTGCTATAGACGATTTAAGATCGGCTCAAGATTCCGCTGAAGTAATTTTTGTAGACGCAAGTTTAAATGATGCTGTAGAAAAAGCAGATGAAATTTATGAGTTACACGATGAGTGGTCTAGAGTATCTGAAGACTTTTATCTAGAATTTGAAAATCTAGAATCTAAATTTTCTCAGCTAAAAGATAAAATGGACAACTTAGAAGAAAAATTAAATGCATACGAAGAACTTTCTGACGAACTAGGAATAGACCCTAATAATTCAGATGTATATAGATTTTCAGATATTTTGTTAGTAGAAATGCAAGAAGAATACAGAGAATATGATAATAATTATAACAGGTTAAGCGGAGCGTTTAACTTAGCAAAACCAAGTTAATAATAAACATTAATAAATAAATAATAAATAATGAAAGCAAGTGAAATGTTAAAAAAGATCAACACACTCCTAGGAGTTAATGTTGAACTAGAAGAACTTATCCTGGATAACGGTACTAGAATATTTGCCGATAGCTATGACAAAGGAGAGAGCGTTTTTATCATAACAGACGAAGACGAAAGAGTTCCACTTCCTGCAGGAGAATATATGATTGAAGATGGTCGTATGTTAATTGTAAAGGATGACGGAATGATAGACGAAGTAAGACTAGAAACTGTTCCTGAAGCAGAAGAAGAAGGATACAAAGACGGAATCAAAGATGAAAGAGAAGATGTAAAAGAAGACTTAGAAGAAGAAATAATCGTTGAAGTTCCTGAAGAAGTTGCTCCTGAATTAGGGGATATTATAGCTGCAGTAGTAGAAGTAGTAAGTCCTATTATCGAGGAAGTTAAAGAAGAAATTGAAGAGTTAAAAAAGAAATACGGAGAAGTAGACAAAGTAAAAGAAAAAATGTCAAAAACTCCTGCTAGAAAACCTCTAGCTCACGCACCGTCTAACCAAAAAAATGACGGATTAGCGTTTGGACAAAACAGACCTCAAACAACTATGGATAGAGTTCTGTCTAAATTAAATAATATCAAAAATAAATAATAAAATGAAAAGAAATGTAAATTTAGCTACTACAACTAATATTACTACTACTTACGCAGGAGTATTCGCAAACGAATATATAGCTGCAGCTTTATTAAGTGCAAGTACTATTGAAGATGGTGGAATAACTGTAAAACCGAATATTAACTACAAAGAAGTAATTAAAAAAGTTTCTACTAATTCGTTAGTAGTAGATGCAACCTGTGATTTTACTCCTACGTCAACTATTGACTTAACTGAGAGAATCCTAGAGCCTTCTAACTTACAAGTAAACTTACAATTATGTAAGCAAGACTTTTTATCTGACTGGGAAGCTCAAGAAATGGGTTTCAGTGGATTTAAAAATATGCCTCCAACATTTGCAGGATTTATCTTAGCTCACGTTGCTGCAGAAATTGCTCAAAAAACAGAGCAAACTATCTGGAAAGGAGTTAACGCTAATCCAGGAGAATATGATGGTTTAGTAACTTTGGCTGCTGCTGATGCTTCTATCCCTGCTGCTCAAAAAATTGCTGCTGCTGCAGTTGATTCTGCTAACGTAATAGCTCAGATGGGTCTCGTTGTAGATCAAATTCCTGCTGCTTTATATGGAAAAGAAGACCTATACTTATACGTTTCTCAAAATGTAGCTAGAGCTTATGTAAGAGCTTTAGGTGGATTCGGAGCTAACGGACTAGGTGCTGCAGGTACAAATTCTATGGGAACTCAGTGGTGGAATAACGGAAGTCTTTCTTTTGACGGAGTAAAAGTGTTCGTTGCTCAAGGAATGGCTGACAACACTATGTTTGCTGCAGAGAAATCTAATATTTATTTTGGAACTTCTCTAGTAGGAAATTTGAATGAAGTTAAACTTCTAGATATGGGGGACTTAGATGGTTCACAAAACGCAAGAATTATCGCAAGATTTTCTGGTTCTGTAAATTACGGTATCTCTTCTGACGTTGTAGTTTATTCTTAATAATTAAATTAACCAAAAATTTAGGGTAGGTGGGGACAACCTACTTGCCCTTTTTTTTTACAAAAATATATAAATATGAGTTGTTCAATATTATCGACAGGAAGAAATCTTCCGTGTTTGAAGTCGGTAGGTGGCATTAAAAGTATTATACTAGTAGACTTTGGAGCACTAGGTACTTTGTCAGTTACTGGAGCAGAAGTTACCACTATTAGTGAGACTCCTGCAGCTTACCAATACTTAGTAAAACCTGGTTCTTCAGGAATGGAGGAAACCATTACAGCGAGTGCTGAAAACGGAACGGTTTACTATGACCAAAATGTAAATATTCAATTACAAAAATTAGACAAAGATACTCAAGCTGAGTTGCAAGACGTAGCTAAAGGAAATCCTCACGTATTTGTTCAGGACTTTAATTCTAATTACTTTTTAGTTGGAGCTTATAATGGAGCTGACGTTTCAGCGGGAACTATCGGAACTGGAACTGCTTTAGCAGATTTCACTGGATTCAATTTAACATTCACAGCTCAAGAGCAATTACCTGCTTTTTTCTGTGCAAGTGCTGTTATTAGTGCTTTAGTTATTGGAGCTAATATAGACCCTGCATAAAAAGTTTTTTTCTGTGTTTAGATTAGGATTAGGGCTTTTATAGCCCTTTTTCTTTTTCTTAATATTTATTATGCAAAATGTGAAATTATTACGTTATACTATTAAACAAGTAAATGATAGTTTTAACAACTTCTACTGCAGAACAAACATTTAGCGTAATACCTAGAGAGTATGTTACAGACGCAGAGATTTGTATAAGGGATGAAAGTACTAATGAGCAAATATGCGTTTTAACAACAGGTAGCGAGTGGAACACAAATACTCTAGACTGGCAGTTAGCTAATTATGACTGGGAAGACGAAGCGGGAATTGTAATAACAAATGATTTGATGTATATTACAATAAATCTTAATCTAGAAGAAGGAAGGTTTTATGATTTGAAAATTTCTAACACTAGTGGAACTGTTATTTTTAGAGATAAAATATTTTGTACAGATCAAACTATTGACCAAGAAACAAATAATTATTATGATATGAACCAAGGATTATATATAGAAAACACTTCTGGAAATAATGATTATATAATATACTAATATGAAAGTTAATTTTTTACAATTAAGCACTTATACTACTCCTGAAGTCAAAGAAGTATCTAATCAAGAGTGGATTCAATACGGAGGAGACAATAACTACTTTCAATTTCTTATTGATAGATATAACGGTTCTGCTACAAATAACGCTCTTATAAATGGTATTTCTCAAATGATAGTAGGTCGCTATTTAGACGCTACAGACTCAAATAGAAAACCTGCAGAGTATGCTCAAATGAAGTCTATGCTTTCTGAGGATATGCAAATGAAACTAGCAAGTGACTTAAAATTAATGGGTCAATGTGCAATGCAAGTTATATACACTCAAGACAGAAGTAGAATAGCTCAAGTAGAGCACGTACCTATTGAAACTCTAAGAGCTGAAAAAGTAGATGAGGAAGGAAATATTCCTGCTTACTATTATTTTTATGACTGGGAAGAGTATCAACAAGGAGACTTTCTAGAAAGAATACCTGTATTTGGAACTTCTAGAAGTGAAATTGAAATACTATATATAAAACCATATAGAGCAGGATTTAAATACTACAGTCCTGTTGACTATCAAGGGGGTATTCAATACGCAGAACTAGAAGAGGAAATTGCTAACTATCATTTAAACAACATAATGAATGGATTAGCTCCTTCAATGCTTTTAAACTTTAACAACGGAACTCCGACAGAAGAGGAAAGAAATATTATAGAACAAAAAATAGCTGCAAAATACCAGGGAACGTCAAACGCAGGTAGATTTATACTAGCTTTTAATGACAACGCAGAGTCTGCTGCTACTATGGAGGCGGTTCAATTAAGTGACGCTCCTCAGCAATATGAGTTTTTATCTAACGAGTCTATGCGAAAAATAATGGTAGCTCATAGAGTTACTAGTCCAATTTTATTTGGAATTAAGGATATGACAGGATTCGGAAATAATGCAGAAGAAATCGTTACTGCTTCTACGTTAATGGATAATACAGTTATTAGACCTTTTCAGCAACTATTACTAAACGCTTTTGACGATATACTAGCCTATAACGAGATAGTGCTTAATTTATACTTTAAAACGCTACAACCTTTAGAATTTAACGACTTGTCTAATGCTACTAATCAAGAACAAATAGAAGAGGAGACAGGACAAAAGTTTTCTTTAAAGAAAATAGACGGAAAAGAAGTTTACGAAACTATAGAGGAAGCAGAAGACCAGGCTAATAAAATGGGATGTATGGGTTACCACGAACACGAAGAGGAAGGTAAAACTTACTATATGCCTTGTCAAGAACATACTGATCTTAAAAAACCCTGTGAAGCAGGATACGAAATGATAGGAACTAAAATGAAAGACGGTAAAGAAGTTCCAAATTGTGTTCCATTAAATGTAGACGAAGAACTAACTAAGGCTATATTAAGTGAACTAGAAAGTAAAGGAGAAGATGAGGAAATGGAGGGTTACGAATTAATTGATTCTAGACCTGCTAATGAATATGAT